CATGAGCCAGGATCAGGTTGGCGATTTCATCGAGGCACCACACATCCAGGCGGCGTCCCTCGTGCTGGTGGCGGACGGTCACGGCGATATCGGGAGGTAGGGTGGTCTCCGCCTGCCCCTCGACCTGTAGCCCGCCTCCAGGCGTTGCCGTGAACCTGTTTCCGTTGGCCTGTCGGATGACATGGCTGGCTTCGGCCTTGGTGCGGCAGATGACGAGCGTTGTTCCGGTGTGCCCCAGTTCGGTTTCCCAGGTTTCGGTGGCGAGCGGTTGGTGGCCGGCGGCTTCGGCTTCGGCGCCCATGATTTCGAGCATCCGGGTCATCTTGGGGCCGATGGCTTCGATGGCGGGTCCGTCGCTGTCGTTCAGGGCGGCGGCGTAGGCGGTCCAGCCGCGCGAGTACGCGGCGAGCGTGGCCGGGGAGACCAGGCGTTCGAGGCGGCCGACGCCCCATCGCTGCTCGCTGGCATGGAAGGCGGCATCGACAGGCACGAGGGCCAACTTGAATCGCAGCGCGTCCTCGTCTGTCCGTATCCTGTTTGTGTTAGACACGCTTACCTCCAATAACAATCTGTTTTTGTCCTTGTTCCATGGGGACCCCTAGGAAAGACAGCAGGACAAACAACTGCTTTCCTAGGGGCTGTCCTCACCCTCTGTTCCAGAGGACAACCTAGAGAGACCTGGGTTTTTTTCATTTTATGTCCCGAATGAACTGTATAAAGGACAAGAATTCGTCATGTTCCAGCAACATTCTAGGCTTCATGAGACGTTTCTCGTTTGTGAGACGGGTTTAATTCGTGCATTCCCGCGTCGGTGATGACCCATTTCCCGCGCCAGTTTTTGACCAGTTTGTTTGTTCGCAGGCTTTTCAGGAGACGGTGAACCTTGGAGGACTGTGCCCTCCCCTCGATCGTCACCCATCCCGCGTTCTCGGCGATGGTCCGTAGGGTTATGCCAGGGTGACGGCGGAGCCAGTCCAGCACCACGTTCTCATCTGATATGGCGGTTTCCCGTACTTTTTGCGCTTGTTCCTCGGACTGTACCGTGGCGACCACGGACATGAACGGTCTGCCTTTTTTATCTGCCTTATCAATGAGTTTCACTGGAACAAGCGCGAAATTGACCGGCGAGAAATCAGCACCCCGGATTTTTCCGGCCCAATGGAGCGACGTGGTTTCCCGCTCCCCCTCGGCCCATAGGGTCAGGTTCACGTCGATTTCGGCGATGAACGCGCCACCCCCACGCGGGAGCAGGTTTTCCCGGTCGGGGTTTTTGACGGGGTGTGACAGCGCGATCACGGCCGGCGTTCCGCGGCATTTCGAGAGTATCCGCCAGTTTCGGGCGCAGGCTCCCATTTGCACGTTGTCGTTCTCATTTTCGCCGGAGAAGTAGGCCGCGACGCTATCGCCGATGATCAGTCCGTAGGTGTTCCCGGTGGCGTCGATCTTTCCCCTGAGCAATTCGGCGGTTTCAGGTGTGACGGGAAAATTACCCGGCATGAAATGGATCGGCAGATGATCGGGATCGGTCAGACCGTAGGTCTGGCAGGCGGCATGAAAGCGCGCGGTCAGGTCGTCGGGGTTCTCGCCGGCCAGGAACAGGACATGGCCTTGTTCCACTTCCATGTTCCCGATGTTCCGCCCGATGGCGACCATGCAACCGAGCAACAAGGCTACCGCTGTCTTGCCGTGTCCGGTCGGTGATGTGAGGGCGTAAACCCGGCCTCGCTGGACGATACCATCGATCAGGTAATCCGGAACGGTGAACGTATCGAGGAACTGGCGGGCCGTGAGAATGGGTGGCAGCGTGTCCGCTGTTCCATTTGTTGTCCCGCTTTCTGTCCCATTTGTCTCATCATGGAACCCATTGGAATCATGACCGTTTCCCGTATATCCCAAAGGGAAAGGGCGCACCCATCCATTCGCCGTGGCATGAAAGAAGATGGTCCCCGCGCCGGCCGGTCGGGAGTGCGCGCCACCCTTCACGGAACTGGCGATGGCCCGCCACGTCTTCAGTGTCTCACCCGGCCCCTTTCTTTCATACTTATCCGACAGGCGAGACCAGTTATCGAAGACCTCGAAGCCTTCCGGCGCGCCGCCGGTCGCGCGATAGATCGCGTATCCGAACGTGACCCATCGATCGTAGTGCAGGCTTCCTGGCTCGATGTCGTCCGGGTTGGGTATGGCCGCCATGGCCGATCGTACGTCGGACAACCTCGCCTCGGGGGTGGATGAGGTGCCCGGCATGGCGTCATGGCGAACGGTCCCAATGGCATCGGCGGCCAGTTCCAGGGCTTCGAGCGCGTCGGTCAGGTTGATTTCGGCGGCATCGTTCAGTACCGCGATGGTCGCCATGCGCGGCGTGGTTTTCAGGTTCCAGGAACCCGGCCAGCGTAGGGGGTGAACAACGGGTTTGCCGGTTGGGTCTCCGCCGACCAGTAGGGATGCCAGGGTCCGTGCCTGCCGGAGCCTGGCGTGATCTTCATCGGTCGTGGTCGGTTCGGTCAGGCGCCAGTGCAAATGCACCTTCGGCTTGATTTCTCCCGTGGCCGGATCGATCCAGTCGGAGCCGGACCGGATCAGGACGGTAAGGGGTCCGATGATCCCTTCCAGGCGAGCGCGGGCCGCGTCGGGGTCGGTGTCATCCAGTTCCACGGACAGGGTAAGTCCGTTGGCCAGTGCCGTGCCGGCGGCGGTGTAGGCGCGCGTGAACGTGGCGATGGGCGGACAGAACACGGAGGCATCATCGAATTGCGCGGTGTCCTCGGCGGCGACCGTGGCCTCGCGGATGATATCTTCTATGTGTCCGTTGACGCGGATCGGGCGGATGAACTTAGGCGGCGCCATCCGGTCGAACTGATCGAAGGCGCGCAGGCTGATGTAGGTGTCGGATTCGGCGTAGGCGAACAGGGCACGAACAAAGCGGCCGATCTCGCTGGCGTCGGCGTGCCATGGGGTACTCAAAAGTCCATGTCCTGATAGCGCGCGACCTTGGCTTTGATCTGATCGAATCGGGCCTGTTGCTTTTCGGTGAGCGACCATCGGTCGGAGATCGAGGTCAGGAAGTTCCGTTCCCAGTCGGTCAGGAAGTTGGCTTTCGCCATGCAGGCGTCGATTTCGTCCTGAAAGGCGGACCGGTGCGGTTTGGGTTTTGGTTGGGTGGGCCGGTGTGGAGGCGGATCGACCTGTTGCGAGAAGACGATCACGCTTTCCCAGGTTTCGCCGCGGGCTTTCACCAGCCGTTCGGCGGCGCGGGCCGCGTTGAGGATTTCGCCGGTGAAGGTGGACGAGAACATGGCGAGCAGCTTCGCCAGTCGTTCGCGGTCCTCCGGTGATAAGGGCATCGCGGCTACTCCGCGACGCTGGCGGCGCCGCGGATCATGGAATCAGGCATGGTTGAACGGACGCGCATCATTGGCCGTTTCCTTTATTGCTCAGTCTTTTATCGGCGCCTCAGAGCGGGGCGACGAGCAGCGTGTCCAGGTTTTCCGGATTCTTGGTCAGGCCGATGTAGTGGCCTTGCTTGGCGCCGTCGTGCGCCGCCTGGAACAAGCCGAGGGCCTGACGCATGACGGCGGTTCGCGTGAGCCCGCGTTCGCCCGCGATGCGATCGACGGTGGTTCGGACTTCGATCGGGAGGCGCATGTTCAATCGGTCGGTCATGTGGTGCACGCTACATACACAATATGCACCAGTCAACACCCTTCTTCCGTCTGTCGCCTTCCTGACATAAAAGAACCCCGGCGCGAGGCCGGGGCTAAGGTGACTGAGCAATGTGGGCTCGCGCCCGAGACTATTATAGCACGGGAACCGAAAGGTTCCGTGACGGTATCGCTTAGTCCATCATCGGGCCGAAAGGCATCTCTTCCGCCATCGTCCGCGCGCCGGTCGAGGCCGCTGGCGGCACGACGGGCTGAACCGGTGGCGGTGGAGGGGGAGGCGGTGCGACGGGACGTGTGGGCTGCACCGGAACGCTGTTGTTGGTGGCGTGTGGCGCGGGCACCAGACGGTCGCCGAACACCGGCAGGCGATCATACCACGCCTTGATGACGAAGATCGGCGCGTGATAACGGTTGGTGCCCTGGCCGCTTCTGACTTCGACAATGCGGGTGCCGGTCACTTCCACCAGCGGCACCTTGCCCATCGCGGCTTCGGGCGACTGTTCGTAAATCTGGTAGAGTTCGTCCATCGGTTCCAGGACGGTCTTGGCGTTGTGCGCGAAGTAGTAGGCGTTGGCGTCGCCGAACACCTTTTGCGAGGCGACCTTGAGACGAAAGCCGGGCAGGAAGGATTTGCGCTGCTTGCCTTGCGCGTCCGCCATCATCTCCTGCGGTTGCGGCGGCACGGACTGGCCGTAAGGGACGACCAGGAAGGCGGGCGGCACGGCGAATTTGATGTAGCCGATTTCCAGTGTCGCGAAATCGAACAGCATCGTGGGATTCTTGAACTGCTCGCCTTTATCATCGACCCAGTTGCCATCGGCGTCCTGGGCGCGTTTGACGGTCTGCCAGAAGCCGACGCGGGTATCGTACTGTATTCTGCCTAAGAATTCACCCGAGGATTTCTCTGAGCCTGGTATGCCGAAAGCCATTGTTTCAACCTTTCACACTTTGCGCGGACCATCCGGGCCGTCCGCCTCGCCCATTACCCGTTAGGGTAACTCCATGTTGGAATACCAGCGGCCAGAGCCGCGCGTTTCATGTCGGCGGTCCCGCGACCACCCGGAAACGCGATGACCTCATCCGGTTTTCCTTCAACGATCATTTTTCGGTTTCGGATCGGCCCGGCTGCTTTCCCGTGTGTTTTCCAGTCCGCCGGAAATTCCACGACATCTATGCCTCGGGCCTTTGCCCAGTTGTAAGCCAAATGATCCGCTCCCGAGGCCGCACCAGAAATAACGCAGGATATCGGCCTGTCGGCGTGAACCGCGTCGAGATGAGCGGACAACAGGGCATCGTCTCTGAAATCACGGCCGCCGCATACCAGGAGCCTCATTTTAGCAGCAGCGCCCGGTATTCGTTATACGCCACCCGCGCCTCGTCCATCGCGTCGATGGCCGCCGCGTCGGCGCTTTCCTTGTTCACATGCTCCGCCAGTTCAATCGCGTCCTGACTGGCGAGATACAGTTCGTGCGCCCGCATTCCCGCGTCCGCCGCTGCCTTGCTGATTGGCGTGAACTTCATGTCATTGTCCCTTTCTGATGTATCTCTGTTATTTCCGCGAGCCATGTCGCGATCCACACGTTGACCGGAAGGCCGGCGTGATCGGCTGACTGTTTGACTTTGGTGGCGACCTCCGGTGACAGACGCAGCGTTACACGGGTGCATTCGCCATGGTACGGTGCCGTCGTTCGCCATCCTCGGCGGTTGTATGTGGCGGCACTCACTCCGGTGGCTCGACGCAGCCGACGCTTTCCAGTCCGGCGTCCCTGATCTGCGCCCGTGTCGCCGGGATCAGTTTCTCGCGATCGTAATAGTGATACGGCCCATTGCTCACGAACATGATGCCAACGCGAGGCGAGTCCAGGTCGATCACCATGCCGATCTCGCCGGTCGGCCAAACACGGACGAACAAGCCTGCCTCAAGATCGCGCGCCATCATCGACCCTTCCGCGTATAAACGCGGGGCGAATTAAAGATACTCAGCCCCGGTATCTCCCGCGCGCCGCCCTTAATGGCGGCCTTCACCGCGGCGTCGTTCACCATCAGGAACTGGCGCGGAACGAGGTCCGGGTGCGTGATTCCATATTCCCAGTTGTCGCTCAACCCGGCGACCGAGTTATGCACCGACCGCACCCGCGACAGTTCCGGCAGCGATGCCGTCGCCCGCGCCTCGGCCTCTTGCGCGGCCTGTAGCGCCTCGATGGCCACGTCATTGGTCACTTCGCCGTGGTCGTTCTGGTGCATGGCATCAAGCGCCGCCGCGGCGAGGCGTTGCGCCTCCCGCTCCGCCGCCTCGCGCTCGGCGCGGGCCTTGGCGGCGAGGAAGGCGGCGATGCGCTGCTCGATGATCGGCAGCAGGTTGGCGAGCGGATCTGAGATTGCCTTCGCGGCACCGTCTATGAGCCGTTGGGCCTGCAAAACCGGGGCTTTGATGGCGGATCTGGTTTTGTCGCAATCCGCGATCCCGGCCTTGACCTGCTCCCTGAAATCCGTGGCGATGCCGCAGATGTGCTCATCCGCGATGCCGTCCTTGGTGGCTACCAGGAACCGCTCGTAACGGTCGCACAAGACGACGGCGGCGGCGCGGTGACTGGCATACTGTTCGTCCAGGTAGTCCGTCAGCAGGTTCGGGTCCAGCGCCGAGGCGAGATCAACGCGCGGGCTGTTCAATCTTTGCGCGGTGGCGAGGTCCGCTCCCATCTCTCCGGTCAGCATGTCGTTACCTTTCTAGAATGTAGTTACGCGGCGAATATCGACTCGCTCACCCGGCTTGTCGGCGGGATGATCGCGCAAGCGGAAATACTCGGCGTCGGTGCATCGCTCGCCGTAGAGCCACACATCCTCGACTGGCGCCGACTGATAGCCGATCTCGGCCTGCAGGATGCCCATGACGGACCAGATCCTTGCCGCGCACCAGGGTCCGCCACGGGTCACGCGAATCTTGAAGCGGCCCGGTTCCGGACGATCCACGCGGCGGCTTTCTTGCTTCTGATCAGCCATCGACTCGGCCCTTCCGGTAGTCCACCTTCAACCCCAACGCCGCGAGGATACGCGGCCCCGGCGGCGCGCGTCCGTGCAGCACCTGATGCGCGTAGGAAGGGCTGAAACCGTGCTGCCGCGCGAACTCGCGTAGGCTGCCGGCGGCGTCGATGCGGTTTCGTAGCAGAGTCAGGAGCGCGTCTTTGTTCATGCCGGTCACGTTAAGCGTTTAATGAACGGTGGTCAACCTCCAATCACCAGAACTTCACCACGAAATGCGTTAAAACGACGGCGAACACGATCCATGCCATCGCAATCAGCGAGAATATAAGGATCATGCCGGCGATCTGCATGATCTCAAGCGGACGGTTTCGGGTCACGCGCCACTCTCCGGTTCGCGCCACAAATCCACCTGCCGCGCGAGGTCCGGGTCTTCGGGTATCGGATCAGCGAACAATGGCAGATCGCCGCCGCCCCATCGTTTCATGCGATGTTTTATGTCGGCGGCGTATTCCGCCTCGCGTTCGATCAGGACGGCGTTGAAGCCTTCCAGCATGGCTGCTTCACCCGTACTTCCCGAGCCGGCGAAGCAATCCAGCACCGTGCCACCGGGCGGCGTGACCATTCGGACGAGCCAACGCATCAGGTCGATGGGCTTAATTGTCGGATGAAGTGAGCCGGCTCTGTCGCTCGCATCCGCCTTACTTGAATAAAAAAATCGCGAGGCGGTGCCGGCGTCGCCGCGAGGCTCATGCGGTCTATGCTCTCCGAAGTCACCATATATGCCCTTGGATAGCTTCTCGCCATGTTCTGGCCCGACATAGCGTTGCTGTCCTGGTGCATTACCAAAAGCGGCGAACGCGGCCTCGACCTCGGGCGATCCGTCGTGGACGAGATTGGCCGGCCAGCGCCCCAGACCGGCCGCGCGATCAACCGCCTTAAACCCCCAGGCGCCTTCCGTGCCGGCCGTATCCATGCCGTGCCCGTCGCGGCCCGTTA